GGAGCCCAGACTCCTACCTACCAGGAAAAGCAGCCCCCACATGGGCTGCATAAAAACCTGGCTTGCGCACATACAGCCCCGTAGCAATACTTTCGTAAATGGGGCGCCTTCCCTGGCGAGGGTTGGCTTAGTTTCTCACACGTATGTAACGCACCCCGGAAACTATAAGGGGGGAGATTTTCGTCTATTGGCAGGTAAGCAACCTTTATAGACCCCACGAAAACTCTCAAAACATGGGTCTCACACGACACAACCGTCGGCGGCCTACTTATTCGCAGCCAGTAGCTCGGCGCCCGTCCATTTTACCACCAGGACGAGATTGGTGGGGACACCCTACACTCCGGGTTCCGCTGGGAGGCCGTATCAAAAACCTCAACGGCAAGAGGCGGTATTTTCTGAAGTGAACCGGTATACCATAACCGGGATGAAAACCTTCTACGCTAAAATGCCTAGCAAGTTCGTCGTGACGGGAACGTTCCCTCTAAAGGGTCTGCCCGGGCTCACGCAATGTGGTACTAAAAGAGTGAAAATGAAGGTCCCTCAGACCTCACCGTAGCCAGCGATGGAGCCGCAGATGCACTGCCCAACCCCGGAGAAACCGTGGAAGGAAGTGTCGTCGGCCGCGCTGATGTACTCGGTGGAGCCCTCAGGGGCAGTGACAGAAACGGTGCGAACGGTCCACCTGCTGGCAATGCCCCCCACAGGAAAGTTGTAGGGGGCACCGCTGACAGTGTAAACCGCGCCCAGCGGCGCATACCTCTGGACCACGTACCGGGGGTACTCAGAGGCAGGCGTGACCACACTGGTCAGGGGGGCGACTCGAGGGCCTCCCAGGCCAGAGTAGGTGCTGGAGGTGACTGTGACCACGTCGCTCAACGTGGCGGTCGAAGGGGGCGCGACTACCAAAGCCACAGCCCCCCTCTCCATGCGGAACATGTGCCTCAAGGACCAAAGAATGGGCCAGCGAGTGACGCTAGGCCATGTGGCGGAAGTGCGCACGATGGGGGTGTAACCCCACACCTTGGCGGTGGTGGAAGCGGCAGCCTCAGTGGGGGCTGCCACCAAAGCCAGCTGCTTAATGGAGGTGACGTCCTCACCAACCGTTGCAGCCAGCAAATCTACACGCCGGTCGCCCCCGCTAGCGTAGGCGAAGTAGTCCCGCTGAACGGGCACCAAGCAGCTCTCGCGGGGGCCGGCGAACACAGTGTCTTCAGTCATGCAGCCCTCAATGGCGACGCCAACAGTGGTCTTGACAGAGTCAGGGGCCACCAGAGGCTCCACCACGTAGATGGCCCACGTGCCAATCATGGCGTCCATCTCAGCCATGGGGCCGGTGAACTCCCAGGGCACCTCCACGTCGACGATGTTGCCCTCGCGGAGGTCAATGAGCACAGAGTGGCAGTACTGGGTGTTGGTGTAAGTGGGCACGAAACAAGAATCTGAGTCTACGGTGAGCTCGCGCGGGTTGTAATCCCACACGAAGAGGAGCTTGCCGCTATGGTAGCGGGTCTTGCTGAAGATGAGGCGGAAGTGGAACCCACCCCTCCAGTAGGTGAAGTGCGATGCGCACCACATGGCCGCAGAGGGCCAGAAGGAGCACACCGAAGTCGCCGCAGCAATCCCTGCATTGTTGCTCCACAGCCGCGGCGTCACCTGGCCCCCTGTGTAGGTTGTCATCAGGGCCATGGGGTTGAGAGTGCCTTTCATGAAGAGAGTCCCGGCGGCGAACGTCGTGGGCAGGTTCCGGGTTGTGAGGGGATGGTAACGACTCACCAGATACGCGATGCTCAGCTCGTCGGCGGGGAGACCCGCCACGGGAGCCGGAATAACCTGCGTGTCGTGGAAGAGCCCGAGGTTGTAACCGTGATCCACGCCCGTTGCCGTGTTGTTGTGCGCCCACGCGTGTTTGACCACAGTATGCACCGGGGTCTGATTGAGTGGACGCGAGTATCCGAACGCGGACGCCACCTTGGCCCCAGCACGGGCCATCCAACTCAGCGCAGAGGTGTAGCCCACCATCGTGGGCACCAGGGTGCCCGCCCAGTCGCTGACGCGTGACGTGGCGAGTAGAAACCCGCTGATGGGCCCCTGGGTCTTGGCTTCCCCCTGCAGCCGGTCGCCACCAGACGGAATGGCGGCAGTAATGGCGCTAAGAGGCGCCTTGCGACCGAACAGCTCAACGTCCTCCAACCAAAAGTACACAGTGTAGCGAACGGCGTCACCAGCCAAAGCAGTGTTGAGAGGGATACGCGGCACAATGCCGAAGTACCCGTTATTGATAGCCGCACCCTCAATGGGGATGGCAGGCTCGAGCGCGCGGTGGGGGATCTTGAACTCGAATGCGTTGGTGGTGCTCAAATCGATGAAAACCCCGGGGTATGCCATGTAAGCCGGGGCTGAGGTGAAGTCAGGGTCCACCGTGAAGCTCGGTGCGTAGGCGCCGCCAGGGAGCCAGTGAAAGGCCCTCAAAACCCCACCAATGAATGCGGTGGTCGACCGCTCAACACGGAAGCACCACGTGGCGCGAAACGCGCGGTGGCCCCGCAGGTAGCTCTGGAAGATCAAGTTGGCGTCGCCGTTGAGCATGGCAATCGCGTTGGCGTAAGTGAGCTCCCGCAGGAAGGGGGTAGAGTTGATGTTGCCAGCGGCAACCACCACTGGGGTAGCAAGCATGGTGTCTGCCGGCAGTTTGCGAGGCGGCGCAAGCATGGACCACCAGCTCCTGTCGGTTCGCACAGTAGCGGAGCTACAAGCGTCGTTCAAAAACTGGAGGTTCTGCTGCACCTCAGAGGAGACGGGCGCGGCGTCAGCATCAATGCTGCTACACTCAGTGATGGCCACGGTGGCGGCCTCGGTGGGGTTTTGTGTTTCTTGTGTGGTGTTGGTAAACCATGTGTTGTCTGCAATGGGGTCTGATTCAATCCCCCAACGCATACCGGGTCGGCACTGTTTTACGGGGGCTGCCCGCCAACTTACTGTGCGGTAAGGCTGAAAAGCCAAGTTGCTTCCTGCAGGGGTGCATCGCCTGCGCAGCGACTCGCGAGACCCGGAATGAGCCGTTGCGTGCTATATAAGCCCCCCAGGGCTCTACGGGCCACTTCTAGGCCCGAGACCAAAAGTCCTCAATCACTGTGCGGAGGCACTTGGCCCGCCACACTTCTTGGTTGGTGGCGTCTACGTACCGCCGGTAGTGGGCCACGAGCCCGGAGCGCATCAGCTCGGCGTAGCAGTCCCACACTTCAGGCGTGTGCAGTGACAACTCGCGGAGCGCACACTCAACGTTCTGCTGCACCCGGCCCGGCACGTCATCGCGCCCACGCACCCAGCGGGGAATGCTCAAAATGGACGCGAGGCGGAGCGGCATGAGGCAGCCGCCCTTCTTGTCGGGAACCCAATGGCGCTTGAGGAACTCCACCTCCGTCAGCACGCGAGTGTTTGCACACACTCCATCGCCCTTGTCCTCGGGCGTGTAGGTGTAGCCGCACGTTGAGAGCACAGGGCCCACGGTGTTCTGGTTGTACCACGAGGCAACGGGCCCGAAAAGCCCAACCACGTTGTCATCCCCGTACACCAAGGGCCTAACGGCTTCGTCGAATGGTGGGGCGTCGGGCGGCTTGAGGCGGTGGTACGCCAGCCGCAGCAGCAGGATGTTGATGAAGCTGTTGACGGTGCTGGTGGCAGGGTGGCCCGATGGGAGGCCTCGAGACCACGTAGCAATCGTGTGGCCGATGACGATGTGCGGGTCACTCATCTGCTCGAGCAGCCAAGCACGCACGCGCCGCTCCTCAGGCCCGTCAGCGTACCAATCGTTGGCGGCCTGCACGTACTGCGCGAAAAGCTGCGGGGTGTGGCTGGAATCGAAGGCCGTGTAATCGCCAGCGAACACGGGCGTGTGCTCGTAGGCCCCGCCAGTAAGGTAATTGGCGGTGGCAGTGGCGTCGGCATAGGGGTTGATGCCCACCGCGATGCCGTTGTAAATGCGCCCAGCCTTCAGGTACTCGTCCCAGGCCCCCATGTACATGCGCCACAGCGCAGAATACAGGAGACTGGCCCCGCAAATGGGCCGGGTCTTGCCGAACTTGGCAGCCTCCCGCAGCTCGTCCTTGCAGAACATCATCCAATACACGCGCGGGCCGGCCTGGCCACAACGCAACGCACGCTCCGTGTTGCCAAGCTCAAGCCTGAACTGCCTCCCCAGAGGGTCGGCCGGGTCCAGGTAGGCCTGTTTCCCAGTGGCCTTTGTGCAGTAGGGGTACCCAGCGGAAGTGCCGGGCGGCAATCCCCCTACCCCGACGTCGGGGTCGCCCCGAAGGGCTTCCTCTATGCCGAAGATGGGCCGGTTGGGTGGCGTGGGGCTGACGCGCTCCAGGTGCTGCTGGTACTCCGTAACGGCGCGCGCCAGCTCACCTTCCTCAATGCGCACAGGCGCGGCCCCAAAGGGGACGCACATGTTGTACACCGGGTCAACGCCGTTGGTGGGGCGCAGCATGGCAGGGATGCGCGTGCCGGGCCCAAGCTCTTCACACAGGCCCGTACGGGCGAGCTTGGTCTGGGTTGGCATGTGCACAGGGGGCTCGGCAGCTTTGATGACCTTCCAGCCGCTTGGAAGCAACCGGTCACCACCGTGTGGCTCCGTACCAATGGCGTGTTCCAACGCCGTCCGGGTGACACGGCGGAACCAGCCGCACGAGGTGGTGGCAAGCGGGTCACCCATACCCGCACAGTAGATGCCCACGATCCGGCTCTTCATGTTGGCGTAGCGGCCCACCAAAAGCGAGCCACAGTAGCCGACACCAAGGCAGAGATCCGTGCGGATCAGGTCCCGCCACTCAGCACCCGTGTCCTTGATGACGACCGCCTTGTCAGGCACCCCGCGAGTCGAGTGCGCGGCGGCCACGGGCTTGTCACCGCCGGAGAGGCTGATGGCCCAAAGGTTGTTGTAGGCGGTGGGGGTTTTGGGCTCGTCAGCAAAGTGGGCAGTGATGTTGGCGTGCCGGCGTGCACGGGAAAACGTCGCGATGACCAGGTCGTCGCCCAGCGGGTTGCCCCGCCTCACGGTATCCACAAAGTCAACGGCAGGAAGCTGGAAGTGGTCGCCCTGGGGGTTCAGGAAAAACACCGTCTCCCCGGCCGCCCAAGCCTCGGCGTTGTTGGCAAAGTGGCCGTTGACAATGGCAGCCTGGCCCTCGACGAAGAGCACCGACCCAAAGATCTTGGCGTTCTCCGCCGTGGTGCCGTGTGAAACCCGGTAGTTGTTGCACAGCACCTTCCGTGCGGCCTCGCCCACCACGTCCGTCACCAGGTCACCGCCAGAAGCCTCCACCTCCTTCTTGCCGCCTGAAAACAGGCGGCCGATGGCCTTGATGAAACCCCGGATGAGGGTCTCGATGACCGTGAGGGCGGTGAAGATGGCGAAGAAGCGAATGAGGGCGGAATAGCGGCGGCACTGCTCCCGCACGGTTTGCCAGGCGTTGTGGAGCTCTGGGCAGTTCCCGGCCACCAATGCCTGGGACCAAGTCAAACCCCGGTACCGACCGCGCAGCCACTTGCGGTAGACGCCAAGGTTTTCAATGAACTCCTTGACGATGCCAACCGCAGGGGCCCAACGGCTGAGGTCAGGGTCTGTACACTTGTCCGGGTGGATGAGAAGACAGAAGTCGTGGTGGGCCCGGGTAAGGGCCGCAAGGGAGGCCTTGGCGGAGACACCCAGCAAGTCAAACATGCTGACCGGGTTGTCCACGCGCAGCAAGTCGTCCGGGCCGTACAGGTGCGCCTGGCTCCACATCTTGAAGCGGTCGCCAGCGTGCGGTTGAACACCGAAGTCGCGCATGAAGGCGGCGTAGGCACCGTGCTCTCCATGAAGCCGCACAGCCTCAGCGACCAACTCGGCGAATGAAATGGGCTCGGACTCCACACGCCACTCGAAGCGGTCGGCAGAGACGAGGACCCTCTTGCGGAACTCCCAAGCATCCGGCTCCATGCCAGCTGCCTGGAAAGCGTCCAGGTTGAGGAACTCGCCCCGCCTGTACTCGTCCTTGAGGCGAACGTCGTAATGGAGCTTGAGCCGGCGGTCGAATGCCACGGCGTCCTTGATGTGGTTGTGACCATCGGCGAAAGAGTTCTCATTGCCATTGACGATCACAAACTCAGACAGGAAACCGACAGCACCCTTGTTTTCCGCACGGGCCATGTTGAGCCCCGCCTGCGCGACGTTGACAAGCCGGATGATCTCAGCGAACTCAGCGGAGGTGCCCTTGGGAGCGACCGTTTGGCCGAAGTCGTCGAGCACGGCGATGTGCTGCAGGGTGTATCCCTCCCAGTACTCCGTAGCGGCGTTCTTCATGAAGATCTCCGAGTTGGGGTGTTTCATGGCGCGTTCGCGCCGGTCTCCCTGGAGGGTTTTGTCAATCAGATGCCGCGAAAGGAGGTTGATGAGCAATGACTTGCCCACACCGGGTTTGCCAATCAAGGCAATGCAGACGGGCTCGCTGCGGGAAGCGGTGTGTGCGGCGCGGGTGGTGACTTCGAGAGCCAGCTTTTCGATGCGCCGCTGCAGCTGGTCAATCCGCCGGCCATGCTTCTCCTGGTACGTGCTGTCCATCGAGAGCCGGATGTCATTCAGCTCCCGAAGGAATTCACGGACCTGGGCCGCAACGTCGGCGGTGGGCGCCAAAGTGCCGCAAGCCAACTCGGTGGCCACGTTACTAGCGCGAAGGTCCAGGTCAGTGAGCCTTTCCAGCGCGCGAGCTCGCGAAGCCATGAACTGGTTGGCCCAGTTAGGCACGCCCAACTTGGTGACTCCGCCAACCCACTCAATGAGCCGGACAAACACCTCCCGAACCCACTCCGCAACGTCCACGATGCCAGAGGTCCCCCGCACCAACGAGTCCACGAAGCGGGAGAAAGCGCCCATGTTGAACGCTCCGGGCAAGCAACCACCGAAGAACACGGAGGTCACCAGGAACAAAGCCAGCCCGTGTAATGACAGGCCGCCGGCGTGGGCAACGGTGGCGTGCGTGTCTGCAATGGCGTCCACGTCGCGCACAGTGAGCCCTTGACGAAGGACTATGCGCACGACAGTGGGGGCGACACGCGGGCAAACCACGTTGTACACAGTCCGGAAGACCAACGAAGCGGCAAGCCCAATAACGAAGGGGTTTGAAACCCTCCGCAGTGCCCCCCTGATACCACCGGTGACCTCAGCCCAAATCCCATGGGCAATCTTGCCAGCCTTCTCAGTGGCGTCGGTCATCTCGCTGCCAATGCCGCGGACGGCACTGGCTAGCTTGGTTAGCCCGAAGGCCAGACACCCACCAACGGCGGCGGCCGCCATCATGAAGGCCCGGTCTCCGCCGTGGGCGTTGGCCCTGTCCCCACGACGCCGCTGGTCCCTGTAAGCCTCCAGCTGCCTAATCCGAACCTCCAACGCGGCAATGATGCCACGCAGGCGCCGGATCTCGGCCCACGAATGGGGAGGGTGGTGGGGTTCGCGATCGCCGCCGTGAACCAAAGGCCCGACCTCAACGAACTTGTCCTCAAGGCGCATTTCAATGCCAACGACAAGGGCGCCCAGAAAGCTGGGAGCCCCAGTGCCTTCAGCCATGCGATCGGTGAGGGCAGCCGCGATGTCCAAGCCACTCAACGCGGCGACGTGAGCGGAACTCTCAATGACAAGGGCAAAAGCCCCGTCGTTGAAACCGGTACCACGGCGTAAAGCGCAGAGCGCCAAGACGCTAGGTGGCAACGGGCCCCGCGTGTGGATGAAATGAACCAGCGCGCAGAACGCGGCAACACGGGCTGAACGCAATCCAGGACTGGTGGTGCACGCGTAAGATGTGACACACGCCAGCAGAGGTGCGGGCTCATCAGCCTCACGGGCCGCAGCCGCCAAGGCGTGGATGTCGCGCCGACACAAATCGGCACGCGCACCCAAGTCAAAGCGCTCGGCCCTGTCCATGACGTCTTTGTACAATTGGGCGACCGCGTTAACGAGGTCCCCAAATCTCTGGCCACGATCAGAGGAGTCAACGGCCCTAATGGCCAACATGGCTGAGGAAAACGGGTTGCCGAAGTTACGAGGGCTGTAAGGCCCTTCAACCTCAAACGTAGAGGGACTAGCGCCATCCGCACTGGCGTTCGTCGTGAAGCTATAATACAACTGGGAAGTAGTAGAATGCGCCATCATGGGTTTCCGGCTACTCAGGACCCAACGATCTCCAAACTCTCTAGCAAGGCGCAATTGGCGTTGTGGCGCTGCCGCATGCCCGGGTGCTGCTAGAAAGCCGGTGACCTAAGGCCCCTTTCGCCACGAGTTTGTGGGTTGGGGGTGCCCCCCCGTGGTGCATCGACACCACACGGCAACGGAAGCAGGAGCCTTTCACTCCCAGGACTGTACGCGTTGCATGTACGCACAGCCACACGGCCGCGAACACAAAGGTTGCGACTATGGGTCCTCATATGGCAAGCACAAACGCGAACGGTGGCACCAAAGTAAGAGGTCTTAGCACGTACGAAACCAACAGTAGTGGTGGCGGACACAATTCCGTTGACGTCATGACCCGCAGAGAACGTTACAATGGAAACCACGATCCCCAGTGTGCATCCGTCACTAGGACGGGGAGAATTGCCATACGGGTCTTCCCATTAAGTTGGGGAAATTGGTGGTGAAATGGATGGTTGAAGGGCCATGGTGAAGCCCATGAGAACGGAAAAGAAAAAAAAGGGGTTACCCAGATTTAAAGGAAAACGTAAGGGCCTGTAAGCAACGGCAGTAAGGTTACGCCGCCAGCCGCCGAAGTATGGGTGCACTAAGGAACCACATACCTTGACGGGGGAAATGCATGCCTTAGTGCGGAAACTGTACACCTTACGGCAAAATCCTACATGGTTACTGGGAGAAAACCATGC